GTTCGCCATAAGTAGGAATGAATGGAATCACTTTTGTTACAACTTTGTTATTTTTCCTTAATTTAGCCACGAACGCATGATAAACTTCTTTACCATGCAAACTAGCTTCAGTCAAGGCTGTCTCAATGTTATCTTTCAAAAGATGAACAGGGTCAACGGAATTACCACGTACCCAATTCATCATCTCATAAATAACGTTGATATCCAAAGGAGCAACATAATGTGAAACATCATTACAAAACTTAAAATTTCGTTTGAGAAAACTAATTTCATGCAATTTTCGATATTTATGCATCTCGCCATTTTTCGTTTCCTCAGTATAATCGTGTCCTAATCGTTTTAAAGCTTTTGTTAAGGTGATTTGATTAAATATATCTGCAATATTATCGTGAATATTGAGAATATTATCATCACCATAAACAATTGGAGAAACAAATTTATCATAAGCCATTGAATTCATTAATTTCGCTTTATCGTCTTCAGGTATATCACTATCTTCTACTGCTTCAAAATAAGCTATACATAATATTAATAAATTATATATACTATTAATTATAACAGTAAAAGGATTACCAGAAGGTTGTGAATGAGTCCATTGATATATATTATCACCGTAGATATGTATAGAATTCACAATATGAATCCATAATGAATATCTAATCTTTCGATCATTTTCATTATAGTTTATATCATGAGTTCTATAAAATTCTTCGATGATATCATAAACAAGCCACAAAACTTGTGTAATCAATGAACCATCAAAATTACTAAAATCACCAGCTAAAACTTTATTCCCTTTAAGCTTTATTTGTCGTACTATTTGATCCCAATCTGCGCTGTAAACATTGGTTCCAACAGCTATACCATTTACATTTCTATTATGCATGATAAAAGCTGCAAAACCAACGTAATATTGTCGAAACAAAGTTACAAAATGCATAGGACAAGCTGAAAACATTCGAGTTTTACCTTCATCAACTTTGGCTATTGGTCGTCGTTCATCTTTCATAGTGTCAGCACAAATAACATTTGTAATAACACCATTAAGACAATCAACACGCAATTGATCAACAATTGCTCGCAATTCCAAAGCTTTATCGGATGTAAAATCGAAATCTTCAGCTTTTCCCATCCATGCTTGTTTTCCAGGTAATCGTGTTTTGTGTTGCGGATCACTATTAAAAGGGTAACCAGGAGACGTAGATCTACACATAGCAGATATAAACGTATCTTCATTACCCATAATAGCTTCCTCATAAGTCATAACACGAGCATATTTATCGTAACCACAGTCAACATAATCGCGACTTATTTTTTGATAAATATAATTACAGGCCATTTCACATTTATTGGGATCAATTAATTTCGTTATTCCTCCACACTTTTCCAATCCTTTTATAGCAGGGTCAATTAAGACTCCATCTTTCATAAAAGGACGCAAGTATGCTGGTTTCGTTGTTGGTATAGTTATCTCTCCATGTATCAAAGACGGTCGCAAAACCGTTTTCGAACATTGATACAATGGAATCTTCACTTTACCAATTTCAGGGAACACTCCTGGTGGAATATCACAATCATTTGATTGTAACATATTTTCATCAATATGAACATAACATTGACTACGATGTCCATCAGGAATTTTTGCGGCTAATGCATCAAGATGTTCTTCCAATATTTCTTGATTCAGTTTCACCGAATAACCTTCTCCTGCCATACCACTAACATGCATACCAACTATTTTTCGAATTAAACTAGTTGCTAAAATTATTAGTGGTCCACCACATTCTCCTTTCATTGTGTTGCCCTC